ATAACGTCCTTGATCATATCTGGCGAGATAGTGGGCAAGCATCCTGAGCTCAATACCGCTAAGGTCGGCACCCACCATAACCTTACCAGGTGACGCGGTGAATAGTTTTCTGAATCTTTCATCTGATGGTACTTGTGCTAAATTTGGTTTTCTATGTGCACACCTAAAAGTAGATGTGGCTACTGAACAATGATGATGTATACGGCTAGTCGCAGTAACAAGCTTCTGCCATGCGTTCACGCCTTCTGATATCATCCCTAACTGCTTCGTCAGATCCAGTAGTTTCAGAAATTGGAGAGCTATATCCGTTCCAATATCTTTTAGGACTGGTTCGTTTATCACTGGCTTCCCTGTGGAGGTCATTAATGACGGCTTCCAGCCATAATGTGTTTGTAGTATCCATGCTATATGATCCCGTGAGGTGGGGTTTAACTCCTTTAATTTAGTAAGCGGGGCTCCTTGGATATATCCTCGTGTCCTGTTACCTCGTTTAGGAGTGAACACCTCTCCTGCAACGTAAGGGTGTTGTCTCCGAAGTAACGCAGTAGTTTCTTCCATCTCTCTTCGGAGAGATGACTCAAGTTGCTGAGCGGCGGTTTCATTGAAGTACCATCCATGTATTTCTTGTTGGGTTAGTATGTGTGCGACCTGATGTTCTAAGTGTACCCATCCAGGTAAGGTAGGAAATGTTTGCATAATTTGGTGGTAACAGCAACATCTTGTTTACAGTAGTCTTCCATCTCTTGTGACCAATTCTTCCAGTCAGTATCAGCAGCGAAGTCTCCTTTGTGCTCACCTAACCTATGGCCATATGCTTCGAGGGAATGTCTACCATATAATTTACTAGGTATTTTATTACTTTTCTTATCTACATCAATAAGGTTAGGATGATAAAGCCTAGATAGGACAAGAGTGTCCAGTATATTACTAGGGGGAGTGAACCAAGGATAAAGCTTTCGTATGATAGGTATGTCAAAGCCGATAATATTATGGCCGACAAGAACATCCGCTGTTTCGAGCCACTGAAGCCCTGTATGGATAGCATAGTTACCACCCATTGGTGCATCTTCTTTGATACAGAAGGTACCGTCTCCATACGGTTCATCATTGAATGCTTCAATCCTATCATCTTCGTACCAATTGAGTGCAAGACAGTGAATCCTGGTAGCATTATTTAGTAGACCGTTTGTTTCTAGGTCGAACACTATCGGTCCCACTGTTCCAGACGTAGGTTTTATCGACGAACTTGGCCTTTTCAATTGCTTGTTGCGATGGTGGGTTAGGTTTATTTAGTTTGGCTACGTAAGCATCCCAAGGGTGTACGTATTCATTCTTAAGTGTGGTCACGCATTCCTCATTGCAAGGTTGGTCATTAATGTGGCAATCAGTAATACATTCAAAGTAATCATCTTGTTTAGAAGTCAGTTGTTGGATTGAATTCGGGTTCAATTTCATGTTCATTAAATCTGCAAGTGGATAAATCATAACTTAACTGACATGCGACCCCAACTTCGCCTGAATAGCGATTCTTAAGGACTCGCACAGTCGTAAGTTTTCGTTCAGCTCCGCTCTGCTGATCGACCTCGAGGGCAACGACTTGATCAGAAATTTGAGCGATGCTGTGAGATCCTCTAAGCGAGGACAGACTAACTCTTCCTCCTTCTTCATGAGCGTGCTTGTCATTACTTGCCCTCCGCAAGTGTGATACTAAAAATAATGCAATACCTGTACGCTCTACTAGACTGCGTAACTTAGTCATTGTAACATCTATCATCCTTCTCTCATCCCCTTCTAAACCAGACAGTAATATACTGAGATGATCTAGAAAGATGACGCGGCATTCAAGTCCAGTAGCCATGTACTCGATTCTATTATAGATGATATCTGGATCATAACTTCCAAACCCATCAAAACAATAAAGATTCCAATTGGCAATACTATCGCTAAAGGCGGAGTCAAGTTCTTCTTTGTCATGTTCACCGATATGTAAGTTCTTACCAACAGCTGTGGACATCAATCCAAGTGCTGTTCTTCTATTACTTGCTTCAAGCTCCAAGATCCCAACATGTTCGCCCTTGATGCACAAGTCAGCTGCAATGTGACGGACGAGGGATGTCTTTCCTGAGCCAGAGCCTGCACAAAATGTTGTAAGCTCTCCATACCTGATCCCGTGAAGCTTCTCGTTAAGTCCTTTGAATGGATATTCGTGATCATAAGGTTGTTGCGGTGTGGTTACCAGATCCCTAAGAGTTTTTGCATCGATGATTCCATCAGGTCGGAACGGCTTAGCGTCCCATATAGCCTTTCGAATCGCTTCAGCATTACCATCTTGTAGTGCGTCTGAGGCATCTTTGTAGCCCTCAAGACGAGCGATCTTGACCTTGCCAGGTGGTAATATCCCTGCCGTGTCCTCCGCCGCCTTACGGCCAGCATCGTCGCCGTCGAAGAAGAGTACGATCTCATCGTAGCCCTGGAATAAGGGGATCTGTTTCTGGACATCTTTCTTTGCAGAAGCGCACCCATGGGGTAGAGATACCATTGGCCATCCGGGCATAGCTTCGTAACAGGAGGCAGCATCTAGCTCACCTTCAGTAATAACAATACGTTTACCGCTATTAGGAAACAAATGCTGAGCAAATAAGGTATCAGTGGAAACTCCTTCATAGGTGAAAATTTTCTGCTTATTTTTTACTTTAACCCCACTAAGAACTCCATCGCTTGTGTGATATGGAAAGCGTAGAGTAGCTCCATCTCGGAAAATCCGGAAGAAGCTGCAAGTTTTCTCAGAGAGTTTTCTTTTGTTAAGCCTTTCGGCTTGTCCTGTGAGTTGGACATGAGTAGACATTGTTTGACTGTGAATAACGTCACCCTCTGCGGGTGTATAAGTTTGACACACGAAGCAGAACTTGTGGCCATCAGAGTAAACAGAGTTAGCATCTGAAGAGCCACAATTTTCACATGGTTCGTGAGCCACAAATTCTGAATCGGTCATATTAACCATTCGAGTGGTATATCATGAAATGAAGTCCAAGGTATGCCTAGGCTTTCACACCATTGTGCATATGTTGTTTTAGACTTCTTAGATATAGTGTTATAAGGTGACTGAAAGACCATCCTAAGATCTATATCAGGATTATCTTTCACTATTGTTTTAATCTTACGCCTATCAGCAGCATCCCAATAACCTTTACATTCTAAAATAACATGATTAGGGAGTATAAAGTCAGGTGTATAATGGTGCTGTATAACATAAGATATCTTTTTCGATTCGTATTCATAGGAGACACCAAGTTCAGAGAGAAGATTAGCAACCTTCTCCTCCAAACCTGACCTATATTTAGAAGTCTTCTTCCTGGTCATTTGATTCAGTAGTTACGTATCCATCTGTTTTACCAAATAGATCTGCTACTTGTTCAGTAGACAAATCATCAGAGCTAACGCCTGCTTCGGCATTTAATTTGACAACTTGTACACCGACCAACTTAAGAGAACTTCCATAGGTAATGCCATCCTTAAGTATATAAGGCTTTTGATAAAAGCCAAGTTTAACAGTAGATCCTCCATATAATGGTGTCTTTGTATTTGTAACAGGTGTACCTTCGACATCAACTACTGGTGGCTTTCTATCTTCACCCCAAGAGAACTTAATCTTATGCTTACCTTCAGCTACTTCTTCCCAAGGTGTTGGCTTGAGAACACTACGCTTTGGGTTCTTGAGCTTAGACTCAGCCCACTTAAGGACTTCAGCTCTCTCAGTTTCCAGTGTTTCAATAAAGGAATTATCAACGACAGCAGCTAGAGAATAACCAAACTTACCAGGTTCTAGTACAGCTTGGAATCCTTCTAGTACTACTTCATCTGTTACGTGGACATTCTTATTAGCCATCGTGTGTGCCTCCGTCCATAGCCTGATCTAAAACATCTAAGTCTTTACCAGGTTTAGCTGGGGCTATTTGTTTAGCTAAATTTGCACGATAGGCAGTTAGCTCGTCAATACGGTTATCAATAACACGTAGTTGGTTTTCCTTCAGCTCTCTTTCTGCTTGCTGTAATCTCTCTTCAGAGACTACAACTACCCTAGTGGGTGAGAAG